GGCGGGGTTACTCCGCCGCGTCAATCCACTCCATCGTCTCCATCGCGTAGACGGTCTCGGCCCCGTCGTACTCGCGGATCCAATACTTGGTGCCGGGAATCTCAATCACCTTCAAGTCGTGCAACATCGAAGGCGGCACTTCGTCTTCCGTCAGCTTCGATGCGTAGGGATTGCGACGCGGATTCGATTCCACCCACGCAACCAGAAACTTGTTGTGACGTGCAGGCGCGACGTAGCGCGTATGCGTCTCCGTCCATTCGCCCGTGGTCTTGTTGAAACGCGGCGCGTCCCAGACCGTTTCGCCGATGTACCCGTCGTCAGCCTCAAACAATTGGCCGTGCGACTTCAAGAATTCCGCGCATTCGGGCGGGAGCGTGTAGCCGCCGTACGTGCAGTTGTACACAACCTTGGTCATGGTTTTGGTCGTCGTCATTGTCTTGTCTCCTGTAGTTATCAGTACGTACTGATGATGTATTAGATGGTGGAACGTGAGATTTCAGTAATGGCACGCTGGAACACGGCGAGCGTATCTGCGCCGTCGTATGCGTAGTTCTGGAAGCGCCAGATGCCAGCGCCCCGGTAGTACGCAGCCCCGCCTTCGCGGGTCAGTTGCTTCTGGCCCTTGATGAGTGCGAGCGGCGCAGCCGCAAGCCGTTCCGCGTCGGCCAGCGTAAGCCTAAAAACTAATTCGGTCAGAACTCGCGGGTTGCGTGGGTTGGCGTGAAGATTAATAACTTGCATTGTCGTGTCTCCTGTGTGTTGTGTTGTTAACAATTAATAACGAGTGATGTAGAACTCACCCTTGATAACACGCTTGGCCCACGCAAGTGCGTAGGCGTACGTGCCGCGAACGGTATGCGAACACGCGGCGCCCGTGGCACCGCCATAGTATTCGATTAACCAAAGCGGCTGTTCGTCGTGTTCTTCGTCGTACATTGTTAGTCTCCTGTAGTTATCAGTAAGTACTGATGATGTATTGTTGTGATGGTGCGTGTCGGCACCGGCGCTGTGTTGTCGTATTAACAACGCAGCCCGCTACCGTCTGCGCGGGTATTAATCGCGCAGAGTGCATGATTGTCTTGTGCTGATTTGTTTATATGCAGCCGATATGTTCCGTCGGCCTAGCGGTGAAGGCAGTTACTTGCAGGAGCGTTTTATTATGTTATGACATGCGGGTAGTTCATCTATAGATTGTCAGTCTATATTGGCGAGTTTCCCTATATTAGTGTGATGTTACATCCACCTTATTATTCTTTTACCTAGGTGACCAGCGCAGCCGTAGCCGCATCTGGACGTGCTTATCGGGCCGCATTTGCCCCCTCTTACCTTCCACTGGATTTAATACTCCAGCCATACAGGAGTGCCGCTTACGTGGGCACCGTCTCACTTCCCCCCTAGATTCGCAGCAGTCACTCGGGCGTCACCCCTAGCTGCGACCAGACGACCTCTTCCAGTCGTACGCGCTTGTTAACCGTAGCGAGCGGTTGAATCACCTATGCGTAACCTTGTGAAAACCTCCTATCAGTACGTACTGATGGCTTTGTCCGCCACCGACTTAAAATAAAAACAGTATACATGACATGCCCACGAAAAGCAACGATAGCCTTCAATTAGCTTGCAGCAACTAGCCATATTGGCCGACCGGAATCGTGCGTTTAACGCTGTGGATGGCGCACCGAACTAGGCTTATCAGTACGTACTGATGGCGCAGCCGCTGGCGCACCGAACTAGGCTTATCAGTACGTACTGATGGCGCAGCCGCTGGCGCACCGAACTAAGCTTCCCAGCAAAATTGCTGGCGCACCGAACTAAGCTTCCCAGCAAAATTGCTGGCGCACCGAACCGTCGCGGAACTGGCGAGTTTTTAGGCACCGACCGGGGATTATCAGTACATACTGATAGGATAGCGTGGGAGAACAATGTTGAACGTTAGAGAACGTTATCTGACGGCGGGGTTGTTAATGTGTTAAATGTGTTGGAATGTTTGCGTGAAAGCGTGGGCGTGGCAGAGCGTGGCGGAACATTGCGGAACGTTATCAGTAGATACTGATGTAGTAAACTGATGTTGAGAGTTTAGGTGAGGTATTGGCTGTAAGTCTTTGGCAGGCGGTTTTGTTCATAAAGTTCCTAATTGTTCAGATTGGAAAATGCTGTAAGTGCTTGATTTTCGGTATTGTTCATAATGTTCATAAAGTTCCGGGAAAAAAAGCACGCGCCAAAGCGTTTTTGGAAAAACGAAAATGGCAGTAGGAGAGCGTGGGAAAACGTATCTGAACATATCTGAATGATAGGTAACGTTCTTGAACAAATGCAGAATCACATAAAACTAAAAAAACCTTAAAAATAATATGGAATTAAAAAAGTTTGGGTGCGGATTTGCTTGGGCGTGTGCTTATTTCGCCGGAACTTTATGTACAATATGAACAATACCGAAAATCAAAGACTTACGAGACTTTCCAATCTGAACAATTAGGAACTTTATGAACAATACCGAAAATCAATAACTTAGAATCGACCCGCCATCCGGAACTGGTGGGTTTGCGCTCTTTTGGGGCGCTGCAAGCGTGTCGGTGCGTGGCGTGCTGCGTGCAAAATTAAATATATCTGACGCGGTTTTTTTGATGGTTTTGAAAAATCACGTGTTAACAAACGATCTGTGTGTTTCGGAACAATAGCCATCAGTACGTACTGATAACGCGCTACGTCCAATGACCAACAACCACGCGGAACTGGTCAGAATGGCGTTATCAGTACGTACTGATAACGCGGCGTGGGGCTGGGCTGGGCTGGGCTGGGCTGGGCTTATCAGTACGTACTGATAATGCAGCGCAGCAAAGTACAGGCGAAAAAAAAGCCCGACACACTGGGCAGTGTGTCGGGCTGGGTAGCGGGCTGGGGATTAGCTGGGGAGAACCACCTTGCCTTCCGCAATCAACTTGCGCATGATCTGGGCTTCCAATTCGCTGCGTGCTTTCGCCGCGTCGGCGTCGTCTTTCTTGCGGGCTTGAGCGCGGGTGGACGTGAATGCATTCTGCAGACCGGGATCGAAGTAGTCGAGCGCGATTAGCGACGCCCAGCCATCCATGCGCTCGGTCTCAGTCTTGCCTTTAACCTGCAGTTTTTCGGCAATTGTCTTTTTGAGACGGTCGGCGGCTTCGGCGGCCAGTTTGGCCATTGGGTCAACTACCTTATCAGAACGGGGCGGCATTGGATTGACGAACCAGCCCGCGCCGTGCGCATCTTCAATGCATTGACTGATGGCGCGGGACGCGTCGGCTTTGCCTTTGTCGGCATCACGGTCAGGGCGACGCGCGATGTAGAGCGGCGCGAGCGCGGTGGTGAGCGCCTTTCGGTGCGCCTTGTACTCTGACTCGCTAGGGGCGGATGAGGGGAACGAGTAGATTACCGATTCAGTCAACGTCGCCTCGCGAGTGTCGGCGAGTTTTGCCGCCTTGTCTTCAGCGCTGAAGAATGCCTTGACGGCGTCGGTAACGGTCGTGATTGGTTGTCCAAACATTGTCAGTACTCCAGATTGCGCATGATGCCGTGCGCGAGCGGCGTCGGGAGTGCCCCCCGACTGAGTGCATCATGCCTGACTGGCTGGCCGTGTCACGCGAGCGATATCAGTACGTACTGATAGGCGCAGGGTCGTCCGAGGCACCCCCCACCCCCCAACTGCGGCGAAGGAGTCCCGCAGCCACCTGCACCATGATGCACACAAACAAATCTACAAATCTACAAATCTACAAATCTACAAATCTACAAATTACAAATTACAAAAAAAGTCTAAATTGAGCATTGTTGGTGCTAATTACGTATTGCAAACACCCCCCCATACCTTTTTATAATCGCACCCCACCGGGGGGTATTTTTTGAAATTTTCAAAACGCAAACGTAATAGGAGATGGAATAGCTCGTTTCAAGAGATGCTTGATGACCGTCGCTCTAAAGTATTTATCAAGCCTGATTACAGCGTCGGTTTTACATTTAAAGATATACACATACCAACAGACTTATATGAGGCGATGCGACTATCCGCAGCTACGGTTACGAAGTTATTGGAGTTGGGTATGGATCCCAACGAAGAAATCCGTAATACTAGGGAAGACGTAACTGATGCAAACTATATGAATGCGCTGGATATAGTCGTGCGTGCAGACAAACTAAAACTTTCTCCAGCGGCTAAGTATCTTCCAAAGACACCTGTCACAAAACACAGGGAGCGTAGTTAGGATGAGTTCATCCATAGACATTAATAAGCCTGTTATTGGGGTGCCTATTACCCCGCCTGCTCCTGCGCCATCTGCGCCATCTCTACCTTCTAATATATTTAATAGCCCAACAGCTATTAAGATTGCAGCCATTCTTAATGAGTATGATAAAAACATCATTAGAGACGCTGCACAGATACGTACGTACGTTACCAATAAATTAATTGAACTTTCAAATAGCGGTAACCCCCGCGATGAATTACGTGCGTTAGAACTCTTAGGTAAAGTGTCGGATGTTGGTTTGTTTGTTGAGAAGAGCGAAATACAAATTAAACATACTTCTTCTGATTCGTTAGAGCAGATTATTAAAGATAAAATTAATCGTATCTTAGGAAGAGAAAACGTAGAAATTGAAGATGCAATATACGAAGAAGAGTTAGAAGAAGAATCCGACGAAGAAGACGAAGAAGTAATAGATAACTCTGATACTGACGATGAATAAAAAAGAGTTAATAGATATTAATCTTTCGGACGCAGAGCTATCTGCGTTGCTAAAAGTGTTGCCTACGCTCCCAGAAGCGGAACAACGCGATTTGTTGCATGATCTTGAGCGTCTTGAAGAGCTGAGAAATCGTGAAGCTGCACAAGAAGAGTTCATCCCGTTTGTAAAACGCATGTGGCCGGGGTTCATTTCCGGTCGGCACCACAAGATTATGGCCCGTGCCTTTGAGCGCGTAGCCCGTGGAGAGTGCAAACGTCTCATTATTAACATGCCACCTCGGCATACGAAGTCAGAATTTGCGTCTTACCTCCTTCCGGCATGGTTTTTGGGCAAATTTCCCGAGAAAAAGGTCATCCAAACGTCCCACACTGCTGAATTGGCGGTAAATTTTGGTCGAAAAGTCCGAAATTTGGTGGATGAAGAGAATTATCGGTCTGTTTTTCCTGATACGGTGCTGCAAGTAGACTCAAAAGCGGCGGGAAGATGGAATACCAGCAAAGGCGGTGACTATTTCGCTATCGGTGTTGGAGGTGCAGTCACTGGGAAGGGTGCTGATCTGCTGATTATCGATGACCCACACAGCGAACAAGAAGCCACCATTGCTGAAACCAACCCCGAGGTCTACGACAAGACGTATGAGTGGTACACCTCAGGCCCAAGGCAGCGTTTGCAGCCGGGTGGTGCGATTGTTGTCGTGATGACCCGCTGGTCTAAGCGGGATCTGACCGCTCAGGTGTTGAAAGCTGCTGCACTGCGGGATGGGGAAGAGTGGGAGGTCATCGATTTCCCCGCCATTATGCCCAGTGGCAACCCGCTATGGCCTGAGTTTTGGCCGCTGGAAGAACTTGCGGTATTGCGACAAGAATTGCCCCACTCCAAGTGGATGGCGCAGTACATGCAAGACCCTACATCTGAAGCCAGTGCGATTATCAAACGCGACTGGTGGAAAATCTGGGAGCATGAAGACCCACCGCAGTGTGAATTTGTGCTGATGTCGTGGGATACGGCGTTTGAAAAGAACAATCGTGCCGACTATTCCGCATGTACTACGTGGGGTGTTTTCTACCGGGACGACGACGGCTCCGACTGGGAAGTGAGTAAAGCCGACCGGGGCAAGCCGCAGGCGCATATTATCCTGCTTAACGCATTTCGAGACCGAATGGAGTTTCCTGAGCTAAAGCGTGTAGCAATAGAACAGTATCGGTCTTGGGAACCAGACGGCGTTATTATCGAAAAGAAAGCATCAGGTGCGCCGCTAATTTATGAACTACGTGCTATGGGTATACCTGTGCAGGAGTTCACGCCTTCCAAGGGCAACGACAAAATATCCAGACTTAACGCAGTATCTGATATATTCGCGTCAGGTAAAGTGTGGGTGCCTGAGACCCGCTGGGCAGAGGAAGTGATTGAAGAAGTGGCGTCATTCCCTGCGGGCGACCATGACGACTACGTTGACTCGGTGTCGATGGCATTGGCGCGGTTCCGTCAAGGCGGGTATATCCGTGCAACGCTGGATGAGCCAGACGAAGATATTTCGTTGCGTTATCGCAACCCGAACAGAAAACCGTATTACTAAGGAGCCGTAAATGGGCGACGAAGAGATTCAGATTGAAATCGTAGACGACGGTTCCACCCTGCCGGGGGAGGATAACACACTTGAGTCTGGTGCCGAGTTTGCCCTTGCCGAGCTTCTTGGGGAACCTGTCATTGACGAGAAAGACCCCGAAGTTGAGGACTTTTATCGGAACTTAGCCGAAGATTTTGACGATAAGACGCTCTCGTCCATTGCGGATGACCTGTTGGACTCTTTTGACGGCGACACCGCGTCGCGCAAGGACTGGTTGCAGACCTACATCGACGGGCTGGAGTTGCTGGGGCTGAAGATTGAGCAGCGGACTGAACCGTGGAATGGCGCGTGCGGGGTGTTCCACCCCCTGCTATCCGAGGCGCTGGTTAAGTTCCAAGCCGAGACCATCATGGAGACGTTTCCGCCGAGCGGGCCGGTGAAGACGACCATCATTGGTAAAGAGACGCCGGAGAAGAAACAGGCGTCGGTCAACGTCGCGGCGGATATGAACTTCCAGTTGACGGAGGTGATGACCGAGTACCGCCCCGAGCATGAGCGGATGTTGTGGGGTCTGGGCTTGAGTGGTAATGCGTTCAAGAAGGTGTACTACGACCCAGCAATCGAACGCCAAATCTCCCTCTATGTCCCGGCGGAAGATTTAATTGTGCCCTACGGTGCATCTAACTTGGACACTGCCGAGCGCGTTACGCATGTGATGCGGAAGTCCAAGAATGAAGTGATTAAGTTGCAAGCCAGTGGGTTCTACCGGGACGTTGACCTCGGTGAGCCGACCAAGGGTAATCTCGACGAAGTTGAGAAAAAAATCGCAGAGAACATGGGCTTCAGTGCCACCTCTGACGACCGCTTCAAGATTCTTGAGATACACGTTGACCTTGACCTGTCGGAGTACGACGAGACCGACCCCGAGGCCGACAACGAAGAGATGGAGATGGGTGGTATTGCACTGCCTTATGTCGTGACTATTGAGAAGTCAACACAAACTGTCCTAGCTATTTACCGCAACTGGGCACCCGACGATGAGAAGAAACTTAAGCGTGAGCACTTTGTACACTACCCATATATCCCCGGCTTCGGGTTTTATGCGTTCGGTCTTGTGCATCTGTTGGGTAGTTTTGCTAAATCAGGTACTTCTCTTATTCGTCAACTCGTAGACGCGGGT